GAGGTGGTAAGATAGTATAGCATAAAAATAGACTTAAGTCAAGAGGAGTAAAGCATAAATGTTATATAAAGCAAGTAAAAAAGAAAAACAAATAGAGCCAGTTGAAAAACTAGCTAGGCATGTAATCATTCGTGGTTGGCTGGATAGCATTGGTCATAGCGTAAGTTCAAGTTGGGAGCCTGCAATAAAACTAAAACAAGATGCTAAAGATTGGTTAGCAACAGATGACTATGACTATTGGGTAGAAGTATCTGGGCTAGAAAAAAATTATGTAGATAAACTTTACACAAGATTTATTAAAGGATATAATAATGGTATGTTAAAAAAAGAAAACCCACACTTAATGCTAATGACTTTATTTGAGATAATCTAATGAACATATTTCATTTACATAAAGACGCACAAACCTGTGCAAGATATCATTGTGATAAACATGTAGTTAAAATGATATTAGAAACAGGTCAGATGTTGTCTACTGCATATCAAAGACACATGGGAGAAGATACAGAATTATATAAACCTGCATATGAAAAACACCCCATGACTATATGGGTAGGAGATAGCAAAGGTAATTACCTATGGTCATTAGATTTACTTGGTCATTTATGTAATGAATATAATTACAGGTATAACAAACACCATGCGACAACAGTTATATTAAATAAATTATTAAAACGAATAGATAAAATTGCAGATAAGTTTGAATATAAAAACTTTTTAATACCACCATTGTGTATGCCTAATGAATACAAGGTATCGAACTATATACAATCATATAGAAATTATTATATCGGAGAGAAAAAAAGATTTGCAAGGTATACTGGAGTTGACACACCAGATTTTATGTTGTAATATAATACTAATAAAGGAGAGCACATGAAAACATATAGAGTATATTATAGTGAACATACTGTTCATTCTAAAAAATTTAAAGCTAACTCAGAAAAAGAAGCTATGGATAAAGCTTGGGAAGAACTAGGCGATAGCTGTTGGGATACATCTGAATGGAGAGCAGAAAATGGTGAGGGTGGACAGCTAGATGTGGAGGAATTAAGCAATGGTTGATGAAGATAAAAAAATAATAGAAATGTCAGGTCAGTTTTTGGTTGAGTATTTACCAGATAACTTTCAAGAATGGGACGATGAAAAATTATATGAATGGGTTGAAGCAAATGCATGGGAGCCATTTGAAAGTTGGAGTGGTAAAAATTTATTAGAACAAATAATAGCTTGTGCTAGGATATAATTATGAAATTAAAAGACTTACAAAATGAGATAGGTACACTATCTAATACCAGTAAAATGCCTGCCTATTCCTTTGGCATATCTGCTTTTAAATGTAAGGTAGGTAGTAGACTTGCTAAGATAAAAGGTACAACTTGTTACAAATGCTATGCACTTACTGGGTTTTATCGTATGCCTAGTGTGATAGTATCACATGCTAAACGCTATGACGCTATGACTAAACCCAATTGGGTTAATGCTATGACTATGTTAATCAAACTTAAATATAAAAACCTACCTAAAGAAAAGAAATACTTTAGGTGGTTTGATTCTGGAGATATACCTAGCATTGAAGTATTAAATAATATTATACAAGTGTGTAGGAATACGCCAGATATAAAACATTGGATACCTACTAGAGAATATGCTACACTAGCTAATATTAATTTAGATTCTTTACCTAAGAATTTAATCATTCGTGCTAGTGCTATTAAGGTTAATGGTAATCCACCTAAATTTTGGAAGTGGACATCAACTGTACATACAGCAGGTACAAAGCATATTGGTAGAGCATGTCCTGCACTTAAACAAGATGGAGAATGTAGAGATTGTAGAGCATGCTGGAAGAAGTCTATTAAAAATATTTCCTATGAACAGCACTAAATATAATCCAAATAAACAAGCACCATTATGGTCAGATAAAAAAGCATGGAGTGCATGGTTTAAATCTTTTGTTGAGTATCACAAAAAAAATAAAAGACCTAACTCTTATAATATAATATCCCCAGTTATTATTGAATTAATAAAAGAAAATGAAAAAGGAATTAAATATAATTTACTTTTTAAATCAGTCAAACAAAAGTTGACTACTGTTAGTACCAATAGTATAAGTATAGTAATAAAAAAAATGATTAAGCTAGGTATTCTGGAGAAGATATTAAGAAAAGGAATAAGACATCTTATCAAAGGTCATTACTGGAATAGTCATGCGAGATAGAACTATATACAAAAGAAATTATCAGCGATTAAGAATGCTGTGTCCAGAATATAGAAGTAAAAAATATAAAAGAGATTCTATATCAAGATATAAAAGAATAGCTTACAAAAGGTCTGTTATAAATAGATATAAATTATTTAAAGGTTGTAGTAGCTGTGGATATAAACAATTCCCACAAGCACTTGAGTTTGACCATATAAATAAAAAAGATAAAATATTAGATGTAGCTAGAATGTTATCAACTAATCTTAGTTTAGAAAAAATTAAAAGGGAAATACGAAAGTGTATAATTCTATGTGCCAATTGTCATAGAGTAAAAACTTTTAACAGTAAAGATTATTTAACAACAAACAATAGGAGAACACATGATAGACAATGAAACAATAAAGCAAGCTACAGAAATGCGTAAGGCACATTTAAATCTTGCACAGTACTGCCTAGATAAAGGATACTCTATTACAGTAGACTATGGAACTGATGAAGATGCATGTACAAAATCTACAAATTATGCTGAAATAAAAGAGCATGTAGAGGCATGTGATGAAGCATACATGCACATCTATAATCAAGAGGGTCGTAGAATAGGTTGGGCATGGGTTATCTTTGGTAATGATGACAATGAATTAATATCTGATTATAGTGCTACTAAATTTATGGATACTTGGTCAGACCAATTTCAACAAATGTATGAGGCTACCGCATGAGTGAACCAAAAGATTTATTAAAAATAATGGGAGTAAATATAACTATAACATGGACAGATGGTAGGTCAGAACAACTAATGGATTTACCAGAAGATGTTTCTAAAGTATTAGAAGATTATCTAACTCATTTGGAAACAGAAGTAGCACATGAACATGCAATGAAATATGGAGAACACTTTGACAATAGACCTTACTAAACTTGAAGACTATTCTATAAAAGAATTACAGGAAGAAATAAGTAGGCATAGAAAAATATTAAAAACTATGCGTGAAGTTTTACTTAAAAAGAAAGAGGAGATGATAAAAAAATCTATGATAAATGAAAGAGGTGTATAACAATACTTGACAAAAATTAATTTTTATGCTATGCAATAATTCATGAAAATAAAAGCAAGAGTAATAGCACTAGGTCATATGGGTGATGTATGCTTTGATATGCAATCTAATGATATATTATTAGATGATACAAAGATAACAGAAGCCAGTGAACTTGTACGAAAAGAAGTAATAGAATTAATACCAAGTATGGAATTTAAACCATGCGGTACAATAAAAACCTTAACCCAAATAACATGGGAGATTATTCAATGACATATGAAGAACAATTAAGAATTATATATTCTTATATGATACCACCAGATGTGACAATGAGATTAGATTGTCCATTTTGTAATCATAAAAATACATTAAGCGTAACTAATGATGACAATAGAATGATTTGGCATTGCTTCCATGCTTCCTGTACAGCTAGAGGTACAGAAAAAAAGAGAATGTCAATGGCGACAATTAAAAAAATATTCAATACAGAACCAGTAACTCCTGAAGATAAATTTATTATACCAGAACATTTTAAAACTGTGTACTCCAATGAAAAAGCAATGAAGTATTTACAAAATAATAATTGCTGGGAATCTTATGTGTGGAGAAGAGTGGATATTAGATATGATGTTAAACAAGATAGAGTTGTATTCTTAATAAAAGAATTTGATAATGTTAGAGGTGCAGTAGGTCGTGCCTTATCTAAAGAAACCTATCCTAAATGGTTTATGTATGGTAATAAAAATGTTCCATTTAAATGTGGGGAAAGTAATGATGCTGTACTTGTGGAAGACTGTGCCAGTGCATGTGCTGTATCTAATGTACTTACAGGTGTAGCACTTATGGGCACAAGTTATAATGATTCTTTTGATAAACATTTAAAACAATATAAAAAAATATTTGTAGCATTAGATAGAGATGCAACCACTAAGGCATTTGACATAAGCAACAAATTACGCTATAGGGGATTTGATAATGTTCAAGTCAAGATGCTAGAAGATGATTTAAAATACTACGATACACAACAAATAGAAAAAATATTTTATGATAGAAAAACAAATAATTAAATTATTATTAGAGAAAAACTTTTATAATAAATACAAAGGACACATAGCTTCATCTGTATTTGATGGTAACTATGGGTCTTTATTTTCTACTATCGAAAAGGCACATGAGGAATATGAAGAAGATATAAGTCTTGATGATTTATATTCTTTACATACTACGAAATATAATCCTGCTCTAACTAGAGCAATGAAGATTTCTATTAGTGAATTAATAGAAGATATTAGAGAAGTAGAAAAGCCAAATAGTAAAATAGCAGAAGATATAATTACAGTATTAAAAGAGCGTGATATTGCACAGAAGATAGCAGTTGAAGCTACTGAAATATATAATGGTGCACCTGCTAATTTTAGTACAATAAAAAAAGTTATTGATGACTTTGAAAAACAAAGACCAATAGATGAGGTAGAAGCTGTGACAAATAACATTGGAGAATTAATTACACAATTAAATGTTACTACTAAATGGAAATTTAATTTAGCTGTACTCAAAGAACATATAGGCGGAATCGGACCTGGGAATTTTATGATTGCATTTGCTAGACCAGAAACAGGTAAGACTGCATTTTGGGTTAGCCTTGTGGCTGGAGAAGAAGGTTTTGCATCACAGGGTGCAAAGATACATGCGTTTATAAATGAGGAACCTGCAGTTAGAACACAGATGAGAGCCATCAATTGTTGGACAGGATATACTAAACAAGAAATAATAGATAACATTGAGAGTGCACATGTCAGATGGAGTGAAATAAAAGATAATATTAAAATGCTTGATGTAGTAGATTGGTCAATAGAAGATATAAATACTCATTGTGAAAAGCATAAACCAGATATTATTATTATCGACCAGTTAGATAAAATAAATATTAAAGGTAACTTTGCCAGAACAGATGAGAAGTTACGTTTTATTTATACAGGTGCAAGAGAGGTTGCAAAAAGACATGATTGTGCTGTAATTGCTATATCTCAAGCCTCAGCTGATGCACACAATCGTATGC